CTTCTGGCCGAAACGGCCAGCGGCGCGTCAGGCGCCTTTGTCTATCCGCTTGGCGGCGGCGCTGCCGGCGGCAATGGCTCGGCGGGCGGTGGCGACGGCACCAATGCCGGCGGCGGCGGCGGCGGCGGCGGCGCGGGCGGCGCGGTGCTGGGGATCTGGGCGCGCACGATCGCCCGCGGCAGCAACAGCACCGCCGCCATCATCCAGGCCAGGGGCGGCAACGGCGCCAACGGCGGCCTGCCGTCGGCCGGCAACTGCGGCGGTGGCGGCGGTGGCGGCGGCGGTGGCGGCGGCTTTGTCTATATCGTCACCGGCGGCGTCACCGGCTCGACCATTGCCAACGCGATCGACGCATCCGGCGGCGCGGGCGGCAACGGCGGCAACGGCACCGGCACGGGCCTCGGCGGCAACGCGGGCGCCGGCGGCAACGCGGGCATGGTCGTGCTGATCAACCTCGGCAGCGCCACGACGACGGTCAACAGCTACAATGCCGCCGGCGCGGCCGGCGTGACCACCGCGACCAGTACCGGGGCCACCGCCGGGGCCAACAGCAACGGCCAGATGGCGCTCTGATGCCGCGGCTCCAACTCACCGGCGGGGCCTACCAGGCGCGCAACGTGATTGCGTCGGCGCAGCGGTGCCTCAACCTCTACGTCGAGACGATGCCGCAGGCGGTTGGCGAGCCGAGCCCGGCGGCGCTGTATCCGACCGCGGGCCTGGTGCGGGTGGCCTACCTGCCGCAGGGGCCGGTGCGCGGGCTGTATCGCGCGACCAACGACACGCTCTATGCGGTCGGCGGGTCCACCCTCTACGCGATCAGCCTGGCCTGGCTGCCGGTCGCGCTCGGCAGCATCACGCCGGGGCTGACGAGCCCGGTCAGCATGAGCGACAACGGCAACACGCTCGTGCTGGTCGACGGCACTTCCAACGGCTGGCAGGTGACCTTGGCCACCAATGCCTTCGCCCCGGTCAGCGATCCGACCGGCTCGTTCCGCGGCGCCGACCGGGTCGACTACCTCGACACCTACCTGCTGTTCAATGTGCCCGGCACGCCGCAATTCCAGACCACGCAAAGCCTCGCGGTGACGTTCGACTCGTTATATTTCGCCAACAAGGAGAGCCATTCCGACCTGTTGGTGACGCTTGCGGTCGCGAAACGGGAAATCTGGCTGATTGGCGAGACGACCACCGAGGTGTGGTATAATTCGGGCGCGGCGGATTTCCCGTTCGAAAGCATGCCCTCGGTGTTCGTCGACCACGGCACCTGCGCCAAATACAGCGTCGCCGCGACCGACAATGCAATCTACCTGCTGGCCGCCGACCGGCAGGGCCAGGGCATCGTGATGCAGTGCGCCGGCTACCAGAGCACGCGGATCTCAAATTACGCGCTGGAAACGGAATTGGCAGGCTATCCGGTGATCAGCGATGCCATCGGCATGACCTATCAATACAACGGCCATGTGTTCTACCATTTGACATTTCCGGCGGCCGACAAAACCTGGCTGTATGACATCACGACCGGGCAATGGTCCGAGCTCGCCTGGCTCGATGCCGGCGGCGCCGAGCACCGCCACCGCGCCAACTGCGCGGCCAGCTGCTACGGCCGCGTGGTGGTGGGCGACTGGCAGAGCGGGGCGATCTACCGGCTGGACCCCAACGTCTATACCGACGACGGCCAGCCGATCCGGCGCCAGCGTGCCTTCCCGCACCTGGTGAACGACGGCAAGCGGCTGTTCTACCGGCAGTTTATTGCGGATATGGACGCCGGGACCGTCGCGCCCGCGGTGGCCGGGTAGACCTTGTTCGTGCGGGGCGGGTAGGTGCCGTCGCCAATTGCCGCCGCGTTCGGATTGGCCCCCGCCCGGGTGGGCAGTCATAGCCTGACCGACGGGGTGGCGAGCGACAGTTTCGGCGTCAATGCGGACGCCGACGACGTGCTGCTCGTCGGGCTGGCGGTGAGCGCGCTGCGGAGCCTGCCTGTGCTGCAGTCGCTCACCTGTCCTGGCCTGAGCTTCGCGCGCCTGGCGGCCCCGGCGCAGGCCACCAATATGCCCTATCCCGGCGGGGCCGGGGACGGCAGCGAGGCGGGCACCACGGGGGTCGCCAGCCTTGAGCTCTGGTGGGCGCGGGTGCCGACGGCGATGACCGGGGCGGCGGTGACCTACAGCCTCGATGCGGCGTTCTCGAGCGACCCGTTTAACCCGAACAGTCAAAACGCCATGCTGGTCTGGGGTTGCGTGAGCGGGTGCCAGGCGGGCGACCCGTGGGATGTGGATCCGGCGCTGCCGGTGACGATCGCCAGCCAGGTGGCCGCCCCGGGGACCGCTGCGACGGTGTCGTTCGCGACCGCGGCGCCCGACACGCTGCTGCTGCTGCTGGCCTGCCCGAGCGGCCCGGGCACCCTCCCGGCCGGCTGGACCAGCGTTGTCGGCGGCGCGATGGCCGGCGCCGCGCCGCAGGTGACGCCGTCGCTGTATGCGCTGGCGGCGGCCGGCCTGGTGGCGGGGCTGACGGCGTCGGACGGCTATGTTGGGGCCGGGCTCTATATCGGCGCCGCGCTGGTCGGCACACCCGATGGAGGCAGCGACGACGAGGGGGGCGGCGGCTCGGGGCCGAGCCAGAGCACCGCAACGCTGCAGCCCGACCTGGTCTGGCTCGAGTGGTCGGACGACCGCGGCCACACCTGGAGCAACCCGGTGTCGATCAGCCTCGGCGGGGTCGGCGGATATATTACGAGCCTGCAATGGCGGCGGCTGGGCTATGCGCGCGACCGGGTGTTTCGGCTGACCTGGTCGGCCGCCCTGCCGACCGCGCTGCAGGGCGCCTGGATCGACGTCAAGCCCGGGAGTAGTTAATGGTCGCGGTCCTCATCAACCCGGAACAGCAATTCGTCGATGCCAACGGCGCGCCCTACGTCGGTGGCTTGCTGAGCACCTATGTCGTCGGTACCTCGACGCCCAAGACAACCTATGTCGACCCGGCCGGCGCGTCGGCCAACACCAACCCGGTGGTGCTCGACGCCGCGGGGCGCTGCCTGATCTACGGCGACGGGGCCTACCGCCTGGTGCTGACGGACGCCAACGGCAACGAAATATTCGACCAGCCGAGCAGCACGTACGTCTCGGCCGCGATGGCGCCGGTCTGCATCGCGCCGGATCTGCCGACCGCGCTTAGCACGCTGGGGGTGACCGCGGCGATTGCCGCCGAGGCCGCCTTGCGCGCGAGCGCGGACAACACCGAGATCACCGCCCGTACCGCCGCGGTGGCGGCGGAAGCGGCCCGCGCCGAGGCCGCCGAGGCTGCGGTCAGTGCCGCGGTGACGGCCGAGACCAGCCGCGCCGAGGCCGCCGAGGCGGCGCTGTCGGCCTCGCTGAGCGGCCTGACCGGCACCGGCGTGCGCGCGGGCGCGTCCGGCCCGACGGACGCCAACGGGCACTACCGGACGACGTTCCACACCCCGACCGGGGGCGTGCAGCCGGCGGTGAGTGTGACCCTGATCGGCAGTGGCCTGTTTTCTGCTGCCGCAACGATCACGTCCGATCAATACGGTTTCGATGTGTGGTTCGCGATGCCATGGGGCGCGCCCGCGGTGGGCAACATGTTCTGGTGGATCGCCATGACGCCGACCGGCTGAGCCGATGGCTGTTCGTTTCGGTTTCCCGAACAGCCCGCTGGTCGACCCGGTCAGCGGGCTGCTGATGCCGGTCTGGCAGGGGTTCCTGCTGGCGCTCTATAACCGCACCGGAGCCGCGGCGGGCACCAGCACGACCGACGTCGCGGCGCAGGTGGCGACCGAAACGACCGCGCGCGAGGCGGCGGATGCGGCGCTGCAGGCCTCGGTGAGCACCGAGACGGCGGCCAGGGCTGGCGCTGTCGCGGCCGAGGCGGCGGCGCGGACCGCGGCGGATGCGGCGCTGCAAGGCGAGATCACTGCACTGGGGGCGGCCCGGGGCAGCACCGCCGGGCCGATGCTGGCGCGCTGGTGGTTCGCGCCATGATCGGCCACCACCCGGCACCCGGCTGTGGCAACATCGCCGCGATGAGCCCGCCGGTGATCTGGACGCCCGAGATGGACAGTCTGCTGCTGCGCATGCGCGAGCAGGGCCACCCGTGGGCGCGCATCGGCCTGGCACTCGGGCTCGGCCACGGGGTGGTGCGCCGCCGCGCCCGGGCGCTCGAGATCGCCACCGCGCGGCTCAACAGCGGGCCGCTCGCGGGGGTGGCGATCGCCGCGGGGCGGCGGCCGGCGGCGGCGCGGTTCCGCCCCTGGACCGCGGCGCACCGGCTTGGCCGGCGCTGGCAGGATCCCGAGGACTGATGCGCTACTTCCAGCCGATCGCCACCGGCGTGGACACCCTGGCGTTGCTGCTGGCGCTGTATCGCCGGCCGGAACTGTGGAACGCCGAGCGGTTCCGCACGAGCTACCCCGGCACCCCGCACGGCCAGGTCGACGACATCCTGCTGCGCTATTCCGACCCGGGGACATGCGAGCAGGCCGGGCGGGTGATGGGCGACGAGCGGCCGGTCTGGCACCCGGCGGCGGCGCTGCTGCCGTGGCAGGCGCCGGTGCTCGACCTGATGCACCGCGTGCGCGCCTACCGGCTCGACCGCTGCCTGGTCACCCGGCTGCGCCCGGGCGGGCGGATCGCGCGGCACGCCGACGATGTCGGGCCCTACGTCAACGACCGCGACCGGCAACGATTCCATTTGGTGCTGCAGGGCCTGCCGGGCTCGCTCTATCACTGCGGCGACGAAACTGTGCAGATGCTGACCGGCGAGGTGTGGACGTTCGATGCGCGGGCCGAGCATGCGGTCGAGAACAACAGCGCCGACGACCGCATCCACCTGATCGCTGACCTGTGCCTGCTGCCAGGGTAGCGTGCTGGCGTGCAACCATGCTGACAGCACAGGTCGAGCGCTACGGCGAGGTGGTCGAGCAGATGGTGCCGCTCTATCTGGGCCACTGGGCCGAGGTCGCGCTCGACACGACGCGCCCGCAGGCGCAGCTGGCGCCGCGCTATCGGGTCTACGAGCAGCGCGACGCGGCGGGCGAGGTGGTGCTGGTGACCCTGCGCGATGGCGGCGTGCTGTGCGGCTATTTCCTTTGTTTCGTCGGCCCCGGCCTGCACTATGCCTATTGCCTCACCGCAACGATGGATATCCTCTATGTCCACCCCGCGGTGCGCGGGCGGTTCGGCGGGCTCAGGCTGATCCGCACCATGCAGCGCGAGTTGCGACGACGGGGGGTTCACCGTCTGTTCGCCGGCGAGAAGATCGGCAAATCGAGCCGGCTCGGCCGGCTGTTCGAGCTCTGCGGCATGCGCGCGGTGGAAACCTACTACAGCATCTGGTTGGGAGAGTGACATGGTAGCGGCGGCGATTGTGGCCTCCGGCGCGATAGCGGCCGGCACCTCGCTGGCGGGCTCAAGCATGGCTGCGGGCGCGGCGAACAAGGCGGCCAACCTGCAGATGCAGCAGTTCCAGCAGACCCAGGCCGGCCTCGCGCCGTATAACCAGACCGGGCAAAGCGTGCTCGGCGCGCTGTCCGGCCTGGCCATGAGCGGGGCCAACGGCGGCGGGCCGAACTACCTCGCCCAGGCGGCGGCGGCGCAGCCGGGGCAGATGACCGAGGCGCAGCTGCAGCAGACGCCGGGCTATCAGTTCAACCTCTCGCAGGGGCTGCAATCGACGCAGAACGCCGCCGCGGCGCGCGGCCTGGGGGTCTCGGGGGCGGCGATGAAGGGGGCGGCGACCTACGCCACCGGGCTGGCTGACAGCACCTACCAGAACCAGTTCAACAACGCACAAACCCGGTTCAGCAACCTGGTCAATTTGAATACGGCGCAGCAATCGAATGTGCAGAACCAGTTCAACCGCCTCTCGGGCGTCGCTTCCCTCGGTGAATCCGCCGGCGCGCAGACCGGCGCGCTCGGCACCCAGGCGGCCTCGACCGCCGGCAGCTACATCAACCAGGCCGGGCTGGCCAGCGCCGCAGGGGTGACCGGGGTTGGCAATGCGCTGACCGGCGCCGCTAACAACTATCTGGGCTACTCGCTGCTGCAGCAGGCGGTCGGCAAGGGTGGCACCGGCGGCTATCCGACCGGCGCGGTCGGCGGCGGCACGGCCATGGGCTAGGAGCATAGACAGATGTCTGGATCGCTGTCCGACTACGGCAACGCCATCCGCTCGGCCAACGTGCTCGATGCGATCATGCACCCGGCGACCGTCAACCCGCTGGCGGCCTGGGGCAACGCGGCGCAGGTGGCCAGCGGCATCTGGGGCCTGCGCGAGCAGCAGGCCAAGCAGGCGGTGGGGCAGGCCTACCAGGGGGCGGTGAGCCCCGAGGGCGAGTTCGACCCGGCGCGGGCGCGGGCGCTGGTGGCGCAGAACCCGGCCGCCGCGCTGGCCGCGCCGGGCGCGATCGAATCGACGCAGTCACTGACCGGGCAGCAACTGCAGGTGGCGGCGGCCAAGGCGGCTTGGGTCAACAACGCGACCGGCAGCCTGCTCGGCCAGAAGGTCATTACGCCAGCCGATGTGTTCGGCGTGTTCCAGCAGGGGCTCGCCAACGGCATGCTGACCATTCCCGAGATCCAGCGCCAGTTGAGCACCTTGCCGCAGGATGCGGCCGGGCTGCGCACCTGGGCGCAGCAGCACTACCAGCAGCACCTCGACCCGTCGCTGCAGCTGCAGCAGTTGTATGGCAGCACCGGCACGGTGACCGGGCCCGGCGGGGCGTTGACGGGCTACACCCAATTGCCGGCCTCGCAGGGCGGCGGGGTCTACACGCCGGCCCAGCCGGGCGCGCCGCAGGGGCTGAGCCCCGGCCAGGCGATCACCCCGGTGACCGGGCCGGTGACCGCGACCGGCGCGCCGACGACGCTGCCGGCGCTGCGCTACGGCCAGCAGACCGGCGTGCTGGGGCCCGGCGGGCAGATCGTCGGCCAGCCCGGCCCGCTCGGCACCGGGCGCTATGCGCCGCCGCCGCCCGCCTTGCGCAACCCCGCCGCCGCCCCGCCCGCCAATACGCCGCCCGCCAATACGCCACCTGGCAATGCGCCGCCCGCAGGGGGCGCAGGGGCAGCGCCGGCCGCACCCGGTGCCACCCCAGCCCCGGCACCGGCCGCGGCGCCAGGCGGTCCGGCCGCGCCGCCTGGCACCATGGTGACCGGGCTCGGCCCGGGCGAGCAGGAGCAGATGCGCCTGGCGCAGGAGCATTTCAACGACATCACCAAACAGGGCGTGGCGGCGCGCCAGCAGCAGGCGGTGCTGCAGGACATGCTGGGTGACACCAGCCAGTTCACCACCGGGCCGGCGGCCGACCGGCTGCTCAAGCTGCGCCAGATCGCCCAGCGGCTGGGGATCACGACCAATATCGACGCGACCACCGCGGCGGAGAGTTTCAACAAACTGGCGGCGCAACTGGCGCAGCAACAGAACCCGGGGAGCGATGCGCGGATGAGCGTCTCGCTGGCGGCCAACCCGCATGCTGACCTCTCGCCGCCCGGCGTCGACCTCCTGCTGCGGCAGTTGCAGGGCAATAACGACTACCTGCAGGCGCGCCAGACGCTGGCGCAGTCCTGGCAAGCGGACAACAACAACCCGCAGCGGGGGAACCATAACGCATTCGAGTCGAACATCGCGACCAACCTCGACCCGCGGGTGTTCCAGTACAACCGGATGAACCCGGAGCAGAAACGGACCTTCCTCACCGGCATGAAGGATCCCAAGAGCTTCATGCGCTCGTATGACTGGGCGCACCAGTTCGGGCTGCTGCCAGATGCCTCTTGATCCCGGGCTCGACGACACGTTCGAGCAGGCCGGCCAGGAATGGAATGTGGACCCGCGTCTGCTCAAGGCCATTGCGCTGCAGGAGAGCACCGGCAACCCGCGGGCGGTGAGCAAGGTCGGCGCGCAGGGGCTGATGGGCCTCATGCCCGCAACCGGCGCCGGGCTCGGCGTGACGGACCCCTATAACCCGGTGCAGTCGATCTGGGCGGGGGCGAAGTACATGGCCCAGGCGCTCGATGCCGAGGGCACGCCGGAGCGGGCGCTGCTGTATTACCACGGCGGCCCCGACTGGGCCACGCCGCAGAAATACGGTCCCGAAAGCCAGGCTTACCCGGGCGCCATCCTCGCGCGCTACCAGGCGCTCGGCCAGGGTGGCGCGCCTGGAACACCTGGAACACATGGAACACCAGGCGGCGGCACTTCGCCGCCTGCGCAACAACCGCCCGGGCAGCCGCAACAACCGCCCGGCGGGGCCGCCAGGCCCGGCCAGGCGGGCGAGGACGTCGACGCTTTCCTCGCGCGCACCGCGGGTGGCCGGGCGGCAGCAGGCGGGCAGCCGGCAGCAGGCGGGCAGGCGGGGCCGGGCAAGACCGACGATGTCAGCGCCTTCCTCGCGCGCACCGGCGGGGCGGCGGCACCGGCTCCGGCGGCGAAATCGCCTGTGCCGGCTCCGGCGGCGAGCTCGACCGCGTTGCCCGCGCCGGATTTCAGCATTCCGAGCCTGGCGCCGAACCTGCCGGGCGACACCCCGGGCCAGGCCGGCTCGGGCGCAGGCGACACGCGGGTGGATCCGCGGCAGGTGCTGTCGATCGACCTGTCCAAGGCGACGCCACCGCCGGCTGTCGGGCGGATCGCCTCGGCCGCGCGCGAGGGCTGGGGCGATGTCAACCCGCTGATGAGCCCGGATCTGCAGCGCATGATCGAGCGCGCCGGACCGGTCGGCTACTACCTCACCAGCCCGCTGCTGCAGGCCGGCGGGGCAGCGCTGCGGGCCGGCTCGGCAGGGTTCAAGGCGCTGCAGCAGGCGCTGGTCGAGGCCGGCGGCGGCGAGGCCGGGGTGGGCCGGGACATCGCCGCCGCGCTCGAGGCCGCCCCGGCGGCCGACCGCCCGCTGGGCCTCAAGGAGCCGCCGACCGGCCCGGGGCCGGCCGCCGCGGCGCGCCAAGCGAGCGCTGAGACGGCGGCCTATGGCGCGCCGCTTGGCGATCTCTATGCGCGCAACCGCCCGGTCCCGTCGCCGGCCTGGACGCCGGCCAACCCGCTCGAGGCCGCGGTGCAACGCGGCACCGACCGCATCGAGGCGCCGCTCTCGCCGGCGTTCCGCGACAACCCGCTCTCGCCCGCGTTCGGCCAGGTGAGCCAGGCGATGCAGGCGCCGACCACGCCGCTGCAGGTGGGCGAGGCCGAGGTGCGGATCCCGCGCCGGCCGCCCGAGACGGTGGCGGAATCCCCGCCGGGCGAGGGCCAGCCGGGCTCGGTCGGGGCGGCGGCGACCGCGGAAGGATCCGCGCCGGGCTGGGAGATGACGCCGGCGGAATACAAGGCCAACCGCAAGCAGGGCGAACTGAACGCGGTGCTGGCGGGCGCGGTGCCGGGGAAGGACAACACCACCTATGTGCCCGGCAGCGTGCCGACCCTGGCCGAGCTCATGGGCGATCCGTTGATCTCGCAGCAGGAGAGCCTGCTGCGCGAGCGCGAGCCCAACAAGTTCACCGCCCGGCTGCAGCAGAACAACCAGGCGCGGATCGCGCTCTACGAGGACGACATGGGCTCGGCGCCGGCCATTGAGGCGATCAAGCAGGAGCGCACCGCGCAGGCGCAGCAGGACAAGGGCCGGGTGATGGCCGCCGCCAGGCCGGTCGACCTGGGCGATGCCGCGGAGGTCGCCAACCAGATCCTGAACGACCCGCAGCTGCGCGAGCGGGATGCGGTGCGCAAGGTCATCACCCCGCTGCGCGACGCGCTGTATGACGCCGACGGCGAGCTCAAGACCGACCCGCTGGCGGCCTGGGGCATGCATGACAACCTGATGGACAAGCTGGACAAGGCCAAACTCGATACGAGCACGGAAAAGTATGTCGTCTCGCAGATGCTCGACCTCAAGGCGGCGATCGACAATTCGCTGAACCGCGCCACGGACAACCGGTTCCAGACCTTCCTCGACAACTATGCTGCGCACTCGCAACGGATCAACGCGATGGAGACGCTGCAGAAGTTCCGCCCGCAGCTGACCAGCGGCAAGACCGGCGATGTGCAATTTGCCAATTTCCACCGCTGGCTGCTCGGCGTGGTCAAGCAGCGCGGCGCGCCGGGCGCGGATCCGGCGATGTCGCTGCCCGACAGCACGATGCAGAAGCTGATCGCGATCGACAAGGATCTGAAACGAGCCAACAACATCGACCTCGGCAAGGCGCGCGGCAGCCCGACCAATTTGCTGTTTACCCTGGCGCAGCAGATGGGGCTCGGCGCGGCGCATGCCATCGTCCATGGTGGCCTCGCGGCGACCGTCGGGCCGGGCGCGGCGAATGTGTTCGCCCACCAGGCGCTCGGCGGCGTGCAGGCGAAGATCGGTCAATACCGGCTGCAGCGCAGGATCCGCAAGCACCTGGCCGAACCGGCGCCGGGGCCGAATTTCCTCGACTACACGCCGTGAGATGGACGGCCCGCCGCACCGCGCCTGGTTCAATTTGCAGATCACCGCCACCTTGTTGTTCAGCCTGGTGGTGACGGCGGTGGGGGTGATCGGCTGGGCGTTGACCTCGGCCGGGCGGGCCGACCAGGCGCTGCAGCAGGTGGCCGATCTGCGGGTGTCGGTGGTCAGCGAGCGCAAGGACCAGAGGGCCGAAATCGAGAAAGAGCTCGACGCGCTGCGCACACCGGTCGGGCTGATCCCGGGCCAGGAGATCCACCTGCAGAACATCGAAACCTGGATCAACCACACCGAGCAGGCCGAGGCCGACCAGAGCAACCGCATCGACGGGCTCGAGCGGCAGGTGATCCAGCTGCAGGTGCAGCTGGCGGCGATCACCCAGGCCTCGAGCGCGCGGCTGGGGCACCGGTGAGGAGCCTCGGCCTGGCGCTGCTGCTGGCCGCCTGCAGCGCCGCGCCGGCTGTCGTGGCGCCGGCCCTGCCGCGCGAGCCGGTCGCGGTGTGTCCCCCCGCGCCGCCCGCGCCCAAGGTGCCGCCCCGGCCGCGGACATTCGCCGCGGTGGTGGACTACGCCAACGCGCTCGACGCCGCGCTGCAGGGGGCGCAGCGGGCCCGCAACAGCTGCGCGGAGCGGCTCGCGCGCTATGCCGACTGGGCGCATGCGGCAGCGCGGCGGGATGCTCAGTGACGTTGCTTAGGGTTTGGCTTTCTGCGAGGTGTTGGCCTGCATTTTTCGAGGGGGAATGCATGGCCATCATCAACCAAGTGATCAAGCGCCGCCTGCTCGAGCGCGCGGTGCGCGTGTTCTTCGTTTCGGGAGCGGTAACGAAATGGTATAACGCGCAGCGCCAGGACAAGACCGCCGAGGTGTGCCTGCTTGGCGGGTGGTACTGGTCGCATGGCCGGGAGGAGCGCGGGCCCTTCCGCACGCCAAGCGGCGCCCAACGCGATGCCTATTACCGGCTGTTGCTCAAGCAGGCGCCCCCGGGCTTGGACGAGGACGAGGTCGCCGCCGCGCAGCGCGAGATTGCGCAGAGCCGCAAGGCCGGCGAGCGGCTGCGGCAGCGCGCGGCGGCCGAGCGGAGGATTGGCTGATGGCGCATGCGAAAAAAAAACCGCAGCCGCAGCACGCCCTGCTGGCGCAGCGCCTCCGCGACTACATGGCGCAGCACGGGCTGACAATCACTGGCTTGGCGGAACGGATCTATGGCCGCGGCGCGAACGGCGCGTCGCGTGGCAGTGGCGGGCTGTCGCTGCTGGTGCGCGGGCGCGAGGGGATCGGCCCGCATCGGGCGGCGCTGTTCAAGGACCGGATCGGGCTCGATCTGTCCGAGTTTGTTACGCCACTCGGCCGACCCCGGCTGGATGCGTCCGATGCCGGGGCAGGGCGCGCCGAGCGCGCGGTGGCAGCCTATGCAGTGGCGAACGGCGCTGCGCCGCCGCCATTGCGCCGGGAGGCGCCGGCCCTGCCGCGGTTCGCGCTGACGATCGCCGCCGATGGGCGCGGCTCGCTGACCCTGAACCTGATCGATCTGCCCGCGGCCGAGGTATTGCGGGCGCTGCAGGTGCTGCAGGCGGCCGGCCTGATCGAGCCGGGCGCGGTGCGCTGATGTTGCGTAATGCGCGGTAAATGATCTGGTGATGAAACGGCTGCGCCGGGGGGATATTGTTCTACCGCAACAAGGTGCGGCCGATGCCCCCCTCCCTGCCGATCGTGCTCGGCGCCCGGCTGCTCGCGGCGCTGCTCTGCTGCGCGCCCGCGCAGGCCGAGACCGCCAGCCTGCTGGCATCGTGGTATGGCGCGCGGCACGAGGGCCGGGCGACCGCGAGCGGCTGCCCGTTCCGCGCCGCCGGGCTGACCGCGGCCTCGCCGGATCTGCCGCTCGGCACGGTGCTGGAGGTGTCGCGGGCGGGGCGGGCGGTGCGCGTGGTGGTCAACGACCGCGGGCCGTACGCGCCCGGCCGGCGGCTCGACCTCGCGCGCGGGGCGGCGGCGCGGCTGGATATGCTGCGGCTCGGCGTGGCGCGGGTCTCGGTCGTGGTGGTGGGCGCGGTGGCGCTGCGCTGCTAGGCGGCGCGGGTCTCGCTCGGCAGCGGCTTGAACGGATCGAATGGATTATAGTCGTAACGTTTGCGCCAGCCGCCGGCGCGGCGTGTCCGTTCCGGCTCCGGCTTAAATTCGGCGACCAGCCGCGGCAGGGTGACCCGCATCGCCCCCGCGGCTGGCGCCCTTGCCGGCCGCAGCCCGGGCCCCGACATGACGGGCGTGGGCTGCAGCGCCGGCAGACCGCGTTCCAGCCGGCGTGCGTTCAATATGCGCAGCGCCGGCCGACGGATTTCTTCAATGGCCAATCCAAGTAAATCGCAGACGTTCTGGCGGCTCTCGCGCCAGCCGGGAGAAAAGAAAAATGCGGCGGCCTGGTTATACAGGATGCTGCCAAATGTTTCGTCGCGGAGATCTTCGAACGCCTGCAGCAACACCGCAGACCACAGCCGTCGCTCTGCTTCCATAACGCAACCGGCATAACCGATCCGGTCGCCGTTGTCATCACAAATGTGTGAGGTTTCATGGGAAACTTTCAGCCGGTGCTGTCCTTCGCCCTGCAGGCCGAGGGCGGCTATCAGTGCGCGCCGAGCGACAGCGGCAATTGGACCGGCGGGCTGTGCCAGGCGGGCGACCTGGTCGGCACCTGCATGGGGATCTCGGCGCCGGCGCTGCTGGCCTGGCTCGGGCCGGAGCGGGCGGCCAGCCTGACCGCGGCGATGATGCGCAACCTGGATCCCGGCATCGCCCAGGCGATCTACGGCAGCGACTACTGGATCCCGGTGCGCGGGCCTGAGCTCCCCGCCGGGATCGACCTGATGGTGTTTGATGCCGCGGTGATGTCGGGCGTGCGGCGCTCGGTGCGGCTGCTGCAGGCGGCGCTCGCGGTGGTGACGGACGGCTATTTCGGGCCGCAGACCATGGCCGGCGTGCAGGCGCTGCCGGGTGATGCGCTGATCGATCTGCTGGCGCTGCAGCACGAGCGCTGGCTGCGCCAGGCGCCGGGCGCGGCGACCTACCTCGACGGCTGGCTTGCGCGGCTGCAGCAGCGCCAGGCCACCGCCCACAACCTGCTGCGGGATGCCTCAACATGAGCCTATCGGATGTATTGGCCGCGGCCGAAGCCGCCGCCGCCTCGGTCTACCACGACGCGCTCGAGCTCGAGCCGGTGGTGGTCAACTGGACGACCAACCACCCCGAGGTCGGCCCGCTGATCGAGCAGGCGGCCGGCTGGGCGAGCTCGCTGCTGGGCGGCGCCGGGTCGGCGGGCGCCTCGATCGGCGGCGCGCTCGGCAGCCTCGTGTTGGCGGAGATGAAGGGCTTGGCGGCGCGGGACGCCACGGTGCCCAGTCTCCCCCAGGCCGAGGGCTAGACGGCGTGTGCGGGCTTCTGCGGGGCGTCTGACGACATGTCAGCGTGCTTGCGTGGTGACATGACAGCACGCAAACAGAAACGGCGGGGTGGGGCCCCGCCGTTCGGTCGTCCGGTGTGGGAGCGTGGCCCGCTCAGAGTGGCTGGCAGGCCTGGAAGCGCCGGGCGTAGTAGGTCAGCTGCCGGGTCGGCACCAGGCACCAGGTGGCGGCGCCGAGCCAGCGGACCGCGGTGGCGCCGCGCATCCGCTGGCCCTGCGGCACCCGCACCACCTGGCCACGCCGGCCGGTGTCCGTGGCGCGTACCTCGGCGCCGGCGGGGATCCTGGGCATGGCTCAGGCCCCCAGCACGGCATAGCCGCGGTCAGCGCGCAGCGCGTCCATCAGCCGGCTGATGCGCACCTCAGTCTCACGCGACAGACAGACATTGTCCTGCCTGCGGATCGCCGTTGCGAACGCGGCGATGATCTCCAGCACGCCGCGGTCCGCATAGCCGATATCGAGGCCAGCCTGCGCCGCCTGCATCCAGTCGGCGGCCTGGGCCGGGTCGAAATCGGTCGCCCGCCGCAGGCCGGTCGTCTCGTTCGGGTCAGTCGGGATTGTCACCGGGATCTGCATCGCTCAGGCCTCCGCTTCGTCGCGGGTGCAGGCCACGCCGCCGACCGTGTCCCAGGCGACGTCGCCGCCGCGGGCATTGACCAGGGCCAGCAACGCCGCCGACGCGGCGCGGATCTGCATGGCAGAGGCGCGCGTCCAGCTGCCATCCTGCTCGGTGCTGTCCTCGTCATCCTCCAGCACCGCGATGTTGGCCTCTGCCATCGTGGTCTTGTAATCGCTCCAGGCTGCGTCCGCTGTCGCGCCGCAGCCATGGATCGTGCCGTTGTTGTCGAACACGATATAACCCGCCGAAATCATGCTCATCTCGATTATCCCAATCAATACTCGTCAGACGTTGCACAAAACCCAGGGGCGGGATCGCCCCCGGGGATCGTGTAGCATGCAATCGTGCCAGCATGCAAGCGTGCTTGCGTGTCACCCGTGCAGGTAGCTGACCAGCCAGAGCAGGCCGCAGAAGGCGCCGATCGAGAGCCAGGCACCGAGCGGGGGCCAGGCGTAGCGCACCGCCGGCAGCGGCGGCCCGGCCAGGGTGGGGGCCTGCCGGGCGGCCTCGCGGGCGGCGGCGCGCTGGGCGCGGCGCCAGGCGCGTTCGGCGCGGCGGGTGACGCGGTGCTCGCGCCAGGCTTCATACCAGGTGATCAGCAGGTAGCCGCCGAACAGGCCGAGGGCGATCTGTATCATATCGCCTCAACCCCGCGGCTTGGCGGCGATCGGCGGCAGGCGCTCGACCTGGCACCAGGTGTCGATCGCCTGGTGCAGCAGCGCCTCGAGCGTGAGGTCGCGCTCGGCGGCCTCGCGTTTCAGCAATCGCGCCACCTCGGGCTCGACCCAGAAATTGATCTGCCGCCGGCCCTGCCGGGAGGGGGCCAGGCCGGGCTTGGGGGTCGCCTTGGGCGGCGGCGGGGCGGCGCGCTTGGTGACGGTCATGGTCGGGCGGGGTGGCATGGGAGGCCCTTTCGTGCTGCTTGCGTGCTGTCAGGCTGTCAGGCTGTCACCGCGGCGTGGCGCCGCAGTTCGCCCCAGAGATTGACGATCTCCGCGCCGGCCGGGCCCTCGGGCTCGTACTCGCGGGCGGTGCGGCCGTCGATCATGCAGTGCTGCATGGCCACCCGGTGATGCACCAGGCAGGTGGCCGCCGGGGCGCCGAGCCCGTCGAGGATCCCGCGCGCCTCGCGCTCGACCGCGAGCGAGCGCACCGGCACGGCGTTGAGCACGGCGAGCAGCGGGCGGTGCGCCAAATGGGCGATATCGATCGTGGCCTCGGCGGCCTCGAGGTCGAATGTCGCCGGGCGCAGCGGCATCACGACGAGGTCGCACACGCGCGCGGCCCTGACGCCGGCCTGGTCGGCGTGCGGCGCGGTGTCGAGCACCAGCAGGTCGCAGCCGTCCTGGCGCGCCTCGCGCGTCGTCGCCTCGAGCGCGGCGGCGGCAGTGATGCTGACGCCCGGGCCGTCGAGGCCGCCGCGGCTGCGCCGCTCGGCCCATTTGGCGGCCGAGGCCTGCGGGTCGAGGTCGAGCAGACGCACGCGCAGCCCCTCGCGCCAGGCCTGGGACGCAATGTGAATGGCGAGCGTCGATTTGCCGACGCCCCCCTTCTGTGACAGGAAACCGATGGTGAGCATGCGCAACCCCTGGCAGGCGGGATGCCTGCATGCAAGGTTGCTAGCATGCAAGCCTGGGAGCCTGCAATGGCATTGGCTGGCGGCTGTGCGGTCGGTGGCCTGGCGGTGTAGCCTGGCGGCGGCGGGTGCTGGCGTCATTGTCCGACGCTTGGCAGGCTGCGTGGCCGCGGTGCTGGCGCCCGCCACCGGGGCAATTGTGGCAACCAGTGGCCGAGCGGGGTGCGGTGTTGAAAACAGCCGATCCGCCGTTTACGCCTGGGGCGGGGCGGTTCACCGCCGAGTGGTGGCCGAGCGTGGTCGTCTGCCCGAAGTGCCGCGCCGCCGATACCGTGCTGACCGCGCCTTGGCGCAGCGCGGCGGACAACGCGCTGTCCTGGATCTACCGCTGTGATCGCTGCGGCCATGCCTGGCGCTCGGCGGGGCCGGATGCCTGACGGGGCGGGTTTTCAGCCTCCTGCGCGGCAACAAACGACCGTCAGACAATCACTTCCTCAATCGGAAAACATTGCGATGCTCTCACAAGCTGCCTTTGCTTTGATGCACCCGGTCTATGAGCCAGAACGGGATATCGTGCGCGGGCATTACTGGCTGGCGGCGCCGACAATCAGCGCCTGTCTCACGGTGAATATCGGCCTCGAATGACACGTTTATGCAGCGGGTCGTCCGCTGTGGATGCTGTCGCTGGCGTGGCAGACTCCACACGGTCCGCTGCCGGTGCTCCGGTGGAGCCCAACGGTTACGCGGCACATAGAGGCGACACGAGACCGGATCATGCGCCATATCGGCAGCAGCGAGCCGCTGATCCCGATCGAGGGCGAAGAAAAGGCGCTGGCACTGGTGACCATGCAATGGCGCAAGCCGCTCTCCCTGGACGAAGTCAACCGCATGGCACCGACCCCGGAGGTGCTGGCCAGACCCGGCCGCGCCTGACGGGAACCATTTTCAACCCTCTGTTTCAGGGTGACTTCCGGGATGGTAAAACCGACCGCCGATGAACTCGACGCCGCCCTGCGGGCATGCCGCGGTGCCTATGTCGGCCCAGGCCCCTGCCATCGACCGGACTATCTGGCCGCGCGCCGACGCTATGCGCTCCTGTTGGTGGCGGCTGGCGTGCTGCGCATGCGCGATCTGGACCGGCCACCTGAGCAAACGGGTGTTTCGGCGCGACAAACGGGATGGGAATCAGGCGCCTGACAGCAATTCTTTGGCGCGCTGTTCCAGGCTGGCGCGGGTTTCGCCGGGCTTGGCGATCAGGAAGACCTGGCGGCTGTCCGGCCAGGCCAACCACGCCTCGAGGCAGCCATGGGGCGGCAGGATGCCGTCGCGGTCGTCGATCGGGGGATAGTATTTGGTTTCGATTTCGGTCACTCGTGACCCTCCAGTGTCAAACTCGCGCGGGTAATGATGTAGGATGCCAACGCTTCGAGGCCTACGCCGTCGCGCTCCGCCTCCCGTGTAGCCGCGATGAGATCACGCAGCCCGTTTTCCAGTTGCGTGACCCGTTTCTTTACTTGTTGGCGGCGCCGCGCCGCCCGCTGCGCCGGCGTCATCGGCGCGGCGCCGAGCAACGGACGTGCCATTCTATTCCGTCCAGCCGCAGGCGCGGGCGACCTCGTCGCAATCCGCCAATGCCTGCTTCAGTTTCTGCGCGTCGATGTCGATTTCACCGGGCCGGCTGATCCTGTAGCCGCCCTTACCCTTCCACCAACCGCTGCCGGCTTCGACAACGACCGGTTCGTCGCTTTGCGGTTGCGCGGGAAACCTAATGATTTTAGCCACCTGGTGCTCCTTGTCTCTGGTTTCCCTTATACGTGCGTCACGAAACCAGGCAAGGGAAATGTGCGTCACGAAACTGCGACGGATACCGTCTTCAACCAGATAATTCAATCCGTCATCGCGCCTGCCTGGCTACGGCGCGGGGCCGGGCCATGGGGCGTCGTCGGGCACCGGATCCGGCTCGGCCTCGGCCACGGCGAGGGCGGCCAGGCGGTAGTTGATGCGGCTGTCGATCGCGGCGATGCGCTCGAGCGCCTGGCCGGCGGCGGCGGCGCGCAGCCGGGTCAGCCGCTCGGAGTGCTGCAGCGCGGCCAGCTGCTCGGTGGTTTCCGCGAGCTCAACCTCCTGGGTGATGCCGCTCAGCACCTCGGCCCAGGTCATGCCCTTGGCGCCGGACGGGGTTGGCGACTGGGGTGGCGGCTCGGCCGGGCGGGCGGGCTCGAGCGCGGCGGGGGGCTCGGCGTCGATCGTCAGGCCGCCGGCATCGACCGCCTGGCCCTCCATCTCCTCGGCGGTCGGGCCCTCGCTTTCCTCGGGGAACGCCGCGCGCAGGCTGGCCGCCTTGGCGACCTTGAGCAGCTGGCCACGCGGGCGGCGGGCCCACATGTCGTTGGGCACCTGGGTGCGGCCGATGCGGGCGTAGCTCTCCTCCCACCAGACCGGCTCGCAGTAGCTGCGCGCCTGGCCGCCGATCAACTTGTAGACCGTGACCGAGCACCATTCGGGATACTCGACCTCGACCGTGGTTTCGCGCTCCTCGCCGCGCCGGCCGACCCGGCCGGTGAACCGCCGCCGCCTGAGCGGGCCCCAGGTCGGCGGGTCGAGCCCGGCCCACAGGCCGGTGCGGGAGGCCGTGGTCTGCAATTCGTTGATCCCCGGCCAGACGGTTTCCACCTCACGCCCGAGCGCGCTGTTCCAGACCGGCACGATATGCACCGGGCGGCGGAACGGATCCAGCTTGCGCGCCCGGCAGTAATCCAGCGCCAGCATCACCGCGCCCGCGGTGCGCGCCCCGGGCCAGATCGCCTCGGTGAGCACGCGCCATTGCTGCGCATCGACCGGCGCGCCGGGCGGCAGCGGCAGGCGCGGTGCGGCGATGACCTCGCTCATGGGTGCGCCTCCACGCGCAGGTTCAGGGTCATCTCGTTGGGGGTGATGACCGAGACGCCGGGCACGTCCTCGCCGCGCTCGAGCGCCTCGCGGATCGCCTTGCGGTCGGGCTCCGGCTCGGGCCGGGTGAGGTATTGCGGCGGCACGCGCGCGGCGTCGTCCACGCTGAGGATCTTGCGCTTGCGCGAGAGGTAGGCCGAGAGGGTGCCGTCGGTGGTGTGCGTGCAGCCGGTTTCCAGCATCACCTCGGCCAGCAGCGCGCGGCACTGCCTGTTGGCCGCCTCGGCCGCCTTGGCCAGCGCCTCGATCGCCAGCGCCAGGTGCGCCGCGGCCTGCAGCGCCTGCACCAGGTCGGCCTGGCCGAGCGCGGCCTGGTGGCGCGCGGCGTAGGCCTCGCCGGCCTGCCAGATGTCGCGATAGAGCGCCCTGACGCCGCCCAGCAGCCGCTCGCGCGCCGCCGCCGCGCCGCTCATGCCTCGACCTCGGCCAGATAGCGCTCGAGCCGGCGGGCGTCCTCGGCGGCGATGCCGAGTGCCGCGGCCAGGCTGGCCAGCAGGATCCGCTCGCCGGGCTCGAGCCGCGGCAGCCGCTCGGACCGGAGCGTATCCGAGACTATTTCCGACCACGTTTGAAGGCGTAACGAAACGGCAGCATCGACCTGGGCGGCGGCGCGCAATTCCGCGTGAGACGGACCAGACGGGTAAGTTACGCCGTATTTCCGCCCAACTTGTGCGCCTTGGAAATCAGCCGTTTCGGTGCAAGGACGTCCCCGAGGCGCGACAATCACGCGCGAAAAGAATGGCTTGCCCGTCACTTTCCAGACGCGCACAACCGCCGCCCGCAATCGCCACGCGAAGGAACCCCCGGCATGCCCCTGAATTTGCATGATCGTTCCTCCGTTGCGACTGCCGATATGCTTTGCATATCTAAGCTTCCGGCGCAACCGATGCCGCTTAGGCCGCGGCGGCCCGGCGCCTGGGAGTTGATCGTAACGGCTACGCTACGTCTTGACGCGGCGATGCGGAGCGATAGCCCTCTGCCAGCGCCAGAGCGGCCAGCAGCAGCGCTTGGACGCCTATCGGAGGTAGCTGCCCGGCAACGGCGATCAGTCGCTGCAGGGCGGGGTCGCTGACTGTCGTCAGGGTCGGGCCGGCGTCGATTTCCGGCATCAGGTCGGTCGGGGCCATTTGCAGGATGTCCGCGAGGCGGGCGCGGGTGGCGATGCTCGGCAGGCTCAGGTCGATCTCCCACTGCGCCACCGCGCCATGGCTGACGCCGAGCATGCGGGCGAGCTCGCGCTGGGAGATCTCCAGTTCGCGCCGGCGTTTTCTCAGGATTTGGCCGAGTCTGTGTGCCACGGTGCCCTCGTTGGTTGTCGCGCCGCTGCTTATAGCAGCGCTTCGTGTCGGATGACAAACGTCTGACCGGGTCATTTTTGCGCTGGCCAGCCTGGGTTAACAGCGCTAATCGAATCACGATGCAGACCGCGGGCATGAGTTTGTTGCGCGCACAACGTGGGTTACTCGCGAAAGTAGCGCGGGAACTGCGGGTCACACGCGCAGCCGTCGCGGTATGGCAACGGGTGCCGGCCGAGCGGCTGCCGGCGGTCGAGGCGGCGTCAGGCATCCCGCGGCATCTGCTGCGCCCGGATATCTGCCTGCCCCCGAAACGATCATGCCGCTGCCGCGGACCGGGAGGCTGACATGGGCAAGCAATTTCGCCTGACGATGCCGGTGGTTCCCGAGCACTCGGTGCAGGCCCAGTTGTGCCGGATCCTGACGATGGAGCTCGCCCCGCCGGGCAAGTTGAGCCGCGACGGGGTGGTCTGGTACGCGATCGATCATGCCAATTACGCTGGCGAAATACCCGGCGTGCGGATTGCCCGAGGCATCGTCGCCGGGATCCTGGATATGTTCCTTTTGTGGAACGGGCACGCCTATTTCGTCGAGCTCAAGACGGAGGATGGCCGGCTGTCGCCGGAGCAGCAATCGGTCGCCGCGGCGGTGCTCGGCGGCGGCGGGCGGGTTGGCGTGGTGGCGACCGCCGAGCAGCTGCTGGCGGTGCTGGACAGCTGGGGGATCCCCCGGCGGCGGCGGGTGCGGGTGGCGGCGTGAAAGGGGGGGAAGCAATGACGACACTGAAGGACGCCTTTCTCGCCGCCGGTTTCCTCGCGCCGGGCGAGCGGCTGCGCGAGATCGCCATCAGGGCGATGAGCCAGCACGCCACCAGCAATGAGGCTGCCATCGAGGCCGTGCTCAAGGCCGTGCGCCAGGATCTGGCGCTCACCTGGGCGCTGTTCGCGCCGTATGACGCCGTTGCTGTCAAGCGGCTGTTTGCCGAGGTGCGCCATGAGTTGCGCCAGGACGCCCGATCGCGCGACGAGGGCCGCGCCGTGCATGGAAACCAGCTGCCGGATGCCCAAAGCGCGCGTCAGGGAGGGGGCCAGCCATCACTTGCGGGCCACATAGCCCATGCCCCCTCCCGCCCCATCACGCTGGAGCAGCGCGCGGCGAAGGCGCGGACGGCCGAGGTGATCCGCATGTCGCTGCTCGATACCGTCACCATCGACGGCCGGCCGATCGGTGACTGGCAGGCGGGCGCGGCGCGGGCCTGGGCGCGGGCCACCGGGCGGCATGTGCGCTGGGTCGAGATGATGACCGCGAACATGCCACCCGACGATCCGATCCGGCGCTGGCTGACGCCCGAAGACGCGCAATCGCTGTGGCAGCGCGCCGCGCAGGAGGGCGACAATGCGTAAAAAGAAATCACCCATCGCGGGCCCTGGTGCTGCTGAAAACCATGTGGAGGCTGCCCGCGAGGAGACGACGGCCAAGTCGGCCCTGGAAACCTTTTATGCCTTGCCGTCGTCTCCACCACCCATCGCGGGCCAGTCAGGGATTGAAAGCCACTCTACTCCTGCCCGCGCGGAGACGACGGCCGATGTTCCGGTGGAATCCAAGTCCGTGGTGCCGTCGTCTCCACCAACAGAGATCGCGGGCCAACATGAGCATGAAAACCTCTCAGCCACTGCCCGCGAGGCGGAGGGGGCCATTGCTCGCGTGAAAACCACCGGACACTTTCCCCCTCCGCCGCCCGCCATCCTCGAACTGATCGACCTGCAGCGGCAGCGCGTCCACGCCATCAAAGCGCAGTCCTTTGGCGACCGCACATGCGATTCCTACGTCGCGCATTTCCTCGGCTACCACAGCGACATGCCCGAGGCCGAGGGCAAGGCGCTGTTCAGGCAGGCCGCCGAGATGCGCGCCGGCGTCGAGAAGCAGTTGAAAAAGGTCCAGAAAGCCGGGGGCCTCGTGCAACGTGAAGACCAGGCTGAGGTTGCCCCCGGCCCGGGCGGAGAGGGCCACATTTCCCGAGAAAGCCACATCATGCCTGCCCTCTCCGTCTGCCGCCCGATCATCCTCAACACCATCCTGGCCCGCGCCGGCTGGGATGCGCTGCGCAAGACCGCCGAGGCGCGCATGTGCGCGATCGCCGGGCAGTTTCCGGTGTGGCCCCGCGCGGCCGAGGTCGCGGGCTTTGCCGAGCTTGGGCTGGCCGTCATCGTGGCCGAGGCCGGTAACGATCTCACCGCCTATCCGCACGCCATGCACCTGTGGAAGCGGCTCGGCCTCGCCCCCTACAAGGGCCGGGCCATGTCGCAATGGCATGGCAAGGATTTGACCGTCGAGGAGTGGTCCGCCCAGGGTTACAACGGCAACCGGCTGGGCCGGCTGGTGGGCGTGGTCGGCACGCCGCTGTTCATGATGAAGGACAGGCCCGGGGGCTACGGCGCGGTGTATGCCGCGCGGCGGGCGCATACCGCGCTGACGCACCCGGATTGGACCAAGGCGCACAGCGACAATGACGCGCGGCGGATCATGCTCAAGCAGCTCGTCGCTGACCTGTGGGGGTGGTGGCGGGACTGCGCGCGGGCGGCCGATGTCAGCCAGGCTGCGTGATGTACGCCCGGTGCGAGCGGCCCGGCTGGGACGCCTGGGGAGCCGAGTCGTCATGACCCCCCTGGACGGGACTCGGGTTTTCGGCCCAAATGCCAAGCGCCCGGCTGCGGAAACAGCCGGGCGCCTGGAACATATACAACCGCCGAGGCGGGGTATCGGAATACATAGGGTAATGTGCGTGCCCCTTGTATCCGAGCCTCGTCCGGCAGGCAAGGGGGTGCGCGCATGACGCATGGGTTATCCCGCCAACCGGATCTGTATGCATTGCCGGCCTGCCTCGCCCGGCCGCTCGCGCGGGGGATGCTGAGCGAGGCGCAGGCGGCGGCGGCGCTGCTGCTCGCGGCCTACCGCGGGCCCGGGCCGGCCGAGGACATCGGCGCGGTCTATCGGATCCTGCAGCACCTGCTGGGGCAGCATTGCGCGCGGGAGACGCTCCGGCGCGACCTGGCGCGCCAGGCGATCCGCCAGCGGCTGCGCCCGATGCTGGCGCGGCGCGCGGCGTGGGTTGACCTGATGGACGCCGCGCTGGCGGCCGATGCCGGCGGGGCGCTGACCGAGCCGGAGGTCATCGCCGCGGTGCGCGAAGCGGCCTACTGGGCGCTGCCGCAGGCGCCGCGGGCGGTGCGTCATGTCCGGTAGCGACGATGACCCGATCCGGGCGGCCTACGAGAGCGGGGGGTTTCGCCCGCGGCTGGTGCATACCAACGAGGGCTCGCGGCCCGGCGGGGGCGGCGGTGGGGGCGGCGGCAACGACCCGGGCGCGTTCCGCCTCGAGCCCTGGCTGCTCAAGGACGAGAAGGAAATCCGCCACCGCCCGTGGATCTACGGGTTTCAGCTGATCCGCGGGTTCCTCTCGCTGCTGATCGCGCCGGGCGGCACCGGCAAATCCAGCTATGTGCTGGCGACATTGCTCTCGATCGCCACCAAGCGGCCGTTGCTCGGCATCGATCCGTGGGTGCGCTGCAATGTCGGGCTGCTCAACCTCGAGGATCCGCACGAGGAAGCCGACCGGCGGCTGCTGGCGCTGAAACGGCGCTACGGCATCAGCGAGCGCGAGGTGCAGGGGCGGCTGTACATCACCCCCGATGACCTCTCGGTCAAGGTCGCTGCCTTGGGGGATGATGGGTATTCCGTCGTCTATCCCGACCGGCAGGGGATCATCGACTGGTGCCGGGAATACAACATCGGCGTGCTGGCGGTGGATCCGTTCGCGGAAAGCCACGCGCTCGACGAGAACAGCAACCGGGCGATGATCTCGGTCGCGGCCAGCTGGCGGCAGATCGCCCGCGCCGCCAACCTCGCCGTGCTCGGCAGCTACCATGTGCGCAAGGGCATTGCCGACAGCGTCGAGGCGGCCCGCGGCGCGAAGGCGACCACTGACTCGGCCCGGGTCGGGCTGATGCTGCAGCATATGACCGAGGAGCAGGCGCGGGCGCTCGAGATCGACCCCGACGACCGCAAACAGTATCTAAGCTTGATCAATGACAAGCCCAACATGTCCGCGCGCGACGGCCAGGTGTCGTGGTTCAAGTTGGGATCCGTGGAGCTCGACAATGCCGATGAAACCTATCCGTTCGGTGACAGCGTGGGCGTCATCGAGCCCTGGCAGCCCGAGTCGCTGTGGGCCCGCTTCACGCCGCGCCAGCTTAACGACGCGCTCGATGTCATCGCCGCCGGCCCCGGCGACGGGCAGCGCTACAGCCCGGCCAAGCAGGGTGTGCGATGGGTGGGTAATGTTCTTGTTGAGCATCTTTCTGTCACCGAACTGGCAGCAAAGACCATGCTGGCCAAATGGTTCAAAGAGGGTGTTCTCGTTCGCCAATCGTATCGCGACAAAGCCGAGGGCAAGGACCGCGCCGGCGTGGGGGTGGTCGATGCTAACCGCCCGACTGAGTGATCGTTGCAATACCGTAGACTGGCGGAAGAATGGCGGATTTTGCATCCGGCGATCGGCCCGACGAGGGCGGTTTCCGCCTGTCTGGGGGGGTTTCTAAAGAAACCCCCCCCAGACTGGCGGATATCCCACCCGTCCGAAGTCGGAACTGGCGGATAGACTGGCGGAAAACTGGCGGGAGACTGGCGGAACAGACTGGCGGAACAGACTGGCGGATGGCGGAAAGGGGTCCGGTGATGTGGCAGGTGTTGGCGGGAGGCGTGGCGAGATGATTCTCAAGGTCCAGCGACCGATCCGCACGGTTGGCGGCAACGGCAACGGCTGCGAGGAGGACGAGGCGGGCGGCGAGGAGCTCCTGCTGGTCTACGGCGAGGACCGCGAGGACATTCGCTTCCTGCACCTGCCGGAGCCGGTGGCGCGCGAGCTCATGGGCGAGCGGGTCAAGGTGTACGTTGAGGCCGAGGAGGTGGGCGGGCGGCTGGAGATCCGCGGCCTGGTGCCCGACCAGGACTGGTGATGGCGGCGGCTGGCGCGGAGCGGGCGGATGACCTGGCGGGGGATGACCTGGCGGGGGGATGAATTGACAGGGGTTGGGCGCCACCAGGCGCGGGATGCCGAGATCGTCCGGCGCTATGCGGCCGGCGGCGTCACGCTCAGCCAGTTGGGCCGCGCGTATGGCAAGACTGACGCGCGGATCTGGCAAATAATCAACAAGGCGCGACGACAGCAGCAGAGGGCCCACGATGCTTGACGAAAACGCGAGTGCGGGCCTAGCAGAGTCGCGCGGGACGATGCGCCAGCCGGACGATACGGCGCACCGGCCCTGCGGACGCCTGCAATGGCACGTCGTTTCCTCCCTCCCCAACAAGCAATTTGCCGCCGAGGCCTCGCTCGCGGCGGATGGCTGGCGGGTTTACCACCCGCTGCACCTGCATCGCGTGCGCGGCCATGGGCTGCGGATTGTGAGCCTGTTTCCTGGCTATTTGTTCGTGCTGTTCGATGTCACCGGTAGCGATTGGCCGCGGATCTGTCGCGCCCGCGGTGTCGCTGCGCTGCTCGGCCCGCCCGGCCGTCCCTCGACAGTCCCGGCCGGTCTGGTCGAGCAGTTGCTCGCACGCACGAGCGCCCGGCGCGTGGTAGACGACCCGCTCGCCCCCGACGGGCACGTCTACCTACGCCCGGGCGCCTCTGTGGCGGTGCTGCAGGGCCCCCTGGCCGGGCTGGAGGGGATTTGCCGGCTGTCGGCGCCGGAGCGCGTGCAGGTGCTGTTCCAGCTGCTGGGCCGCGAGCTCGCGGTGGAACTGCTGCCGCAGCAGGTTATGGCGATTTAGACATCCCTAGAAATTAGTAGAAATGCCGGCCGGTCGGCCTAAGGGACACCCGAAAACAGGTGGTCGGGCCGCGGGTGTGCCTAATAAGGTAACGGCCGAGTTCAAGATCGCTGCTCAGCAGTATGGACCGGAAGCACTCGAAACGTTGGCGCAGATTATGAGGCACGGCGATTCCGGCCAGGTGCGCGTGCTTGCGGCCAACAGCTTGCTCGACCGCGGCTTTGGCCGGCCCAGCCAAACGGTCGACCTGGGCAGTGACCCCGCCCGGCCGGTGAGCCTGGCATTTCGCTGGGCCGAGGCGGCGGTGGCGCATCTGGCGGGCTCGGACGAGGAGCGGTAGACGCTCGAGCAGATCATCACGCTGCCGTTCTGTCCGCGCCCGTGGCAGCGCGGGCTGATCGACGACCCGGCGCCGCGCATCGTCGCCGTGGTGCATCGCCGGGCCGGGAAATCCACCGCGCTGATGTGGCGCGGGCTGCGCCGGGCGTTGCTCGAGCCGCAGGCGCTGCCGCGGGTGGTGCATGTGCTGCCCTATGGGGTGATGTGGCAGCGCACCGGGCTTTGGGACCAGGCCACGCGCGCGGCCGAGGCGATCCCCGGGGCCGAGGTGCGCCGCAGCGAGCTCTCGATCCGGCTGCCCAATGGCGGCGTCTACCAGTGCGGCGGGTGCGACAATCCCGACAGCTGGCGCGGCGGCTATGCCGACGAGGTGGTGATCGACGAGTACGACGACACGCCGGCGAGCCTGGTGCCGCTGGTGATCGAGCCGATGTTGGCCGACCGCCAGGGCACCTTGGTGCGCAGCGGCACGCCCAAGGGCAAGGGGTTGCTGCAGGCGGCGTATGACCGGGCACGCACCGCGGCCGGGTATTCCAGCTACCTGCTGACCTGGCGCGACACCGGCGCGCTCGATGCCGCGGCGATCGCCCGGCTGCGCCAGGAGATGAGCAATGAAGAGTTCGCCCAGGAGCTCGAGTGCAGCTTCGAGGCGCCCAATAGTGGAAGTTACTACGGCGCAATGATGCAGGACGCCGAGCACGAGGGCCGCATCACCGCGGTGCCGCACGACCCGGCGCTCAGGGTTTGGACCGCCTGGGATCTCGGGATCGACGACAGCACCGCGATCTGGTGCCTGCAGGTGAGCCCGGCCGGGCAGTGGCGGCTGATCGACTATCTCGAGGACAGCGGCACCGCGCTCGAGCACTATGTGCGGGCGCTGCGGGCCCGGCCGTATGCGTGGCAGCAGCATATCCTGCCGCACGACGCCGCGGTGCGCGAGCTCGGCTCCGGCCGGACCCGGCGCGAGACCCTGCACGGGCTGGGGCTGGTGCCGAGCCGGGTGCTGGAGGCCTCGGCGGTGGCCGACGGCATCAACGCGGTGCGCCAGGTGCTGCCCCGGGCGTGGTTCGACGCCACGCGCTGCGCCAAGGGGATCCAGGCGCTGCGGCACTACCGGCGGGAGTGGAACGAGGCGGCGCAGACCTGGCGCTCGAGCCCGGTGCATGACCACGCCAGCCATGGGGCCGACGCGATGCGGTATCTGGCGCTCGGCGTGCGCGAGCCGCGCGAGGCCCGCGCGCCGCTGCCGGCCCGCGCCACCGGCCTGCTGGCCCAGCCGCAGGGCTGGATGGGGCTGTGAGCGGCCCCGCGCGCCTTTCCGGCAGCGTGGCGGCGGCCTGATGCCCCGCGCGCCGAAGCGTCCCGAGCGCTACCTGGTGCGGGTGAGTGCGCCCGGGTTTGTCGCCGGGCTGGTGATTGCGCGCGGCTTCTGCACCGAGGCGGCGCCGGTCCTGCGGTTTGCCGAGGGCAAGAGCGCGGCCTGGCTGAGCGGGCATTTCCAGCACCGCGGCTGGCGCGCGGCGATCGTGCCGTGGCAGGCTGATCTGCTCCGGGTGGATGATGCGCCAGAACAGCCGGCTGCCTGAGCCGCTCGTCGTGCTCGGCCCGCCCGAGGCCGTCGACGTTGAGACGCTGTATCGCGCGCTCAGGATCATGACGGATTTCGCCGCCGATGGCGGGGTGATCGTCGGCGCGCTGACCTCGGCGCTGGCCGACTATCTGCGCGCCGCCCCGGCCGAGGCGCGCGGCCACCTGGCCGACCAGGTGATCGAGCATCTGCGCAACGACGTGCGCAAGAGCCTGCAGTGATGGCTGAAAGCGACGAGGACATCATCCGCGAGGCGCAGGAGCGGTTCGACCGCGCGCACGATTACCAGGCGTTCGCGCATGAAAATTTCCGCCGCGACATGAAGTTTGCGAACGGCGACGACGTCAACCGCTACCAATGGGACGAGGAGATTGTCGGCTCGCGCGTTGGCCGGCCCTGCCTGACGATCAACAAGTGCCGGATCCACAATCTGCAGGTGATCAACGACGCCAGACAGAATCAGGCGCAGATCAGAATCAATCCGGTCGCGGACGAAGCCACCTACGAGAGCGCGCAGATATTCGAGGGCGTGGTGCGCCACATCGAATATGTCAGCAATGCCGCGGCGGCCTACACGACGGCGACCTATAACCAGGTGATGGGCGGCATCGGCTATTGGCGGGTGATGACTGACTATATCGACGAGGAAACGTTAGACCAGGACATTTTTATTCGCCGCGTGCCGAACCCGCTCGACGTCTTTCTCGACCCCGACATCCAGCAGTATGACGGCTCGGACGCCCGGTTCGGCTTCGTGTTCTATGAGATGGAGCGGAAAGACTTTGAGCGGCGCTATCCGCGCGCCGACGAGCCCGACCGGGTGGTGGGCTCGGGCCCGCTCGGCAACCGCGGGCATTTTCAATCCGACGACAAGCATGTGCGCCTGGTGGAATACTACCGCCGCGGCGAGCGCCGGGACCGGCTGCTCGAGCTCACCGACGGCACCGTGCTGCACGCCGCCGACCTCGCGCCCGAGGTGCTGCGCCAGGTCAAGGCGCGCGACCTGATCCGGCGCGAGCGCACGGTCAGCTACCCCGAGGTGGAATGGTTTTTGATCGCGGACAACGACCGCATTCTCGACCGCAAGCCCTGGCCCGGGCGCTACATCCCGATTGTCAGGCTGCCGTGCGAGGAGATCATCACCGACAAACGGCTCGACTGGGTGAGCCATACAAGACACTTGCGCGATGCGCAGCGTCTATACAATTGGTATAGCTCGAGCGCCGCCGAGTTCGTTGCGTTACAGAGCAAGGCGCCATTCATCGGCACCGCCGAGGCGATCGGGCCGTTCCAGGAGAAATGGGAACGCGCGAATATCGAAAATCCGTCGGTGCTGCTCTACCAGGGGCTCGACGAGACCGGCCAGCCGCAGCCGCCGCCGCAGCGCGCCCAGCCGCCGGCCATGGCCCAGGCTTACATGGAAGGCCTGCAGATCGCGCAGAACGAAATGATGTTGGCGAGCGGGCAATACCAGGCGGTGATGGGCGCGCCCTCCAACGAGACCTCGGGCAAAGCGATCAACGCCCGCCAGCGCCAGGGTGACAATGCCACGTACCATGTGATCGACCACCTGGCGGGCGCGATCCGCTTCACCGGGCGCCTTTTGGTCGATCTGGTGCCGAAAGTATACAACGCCCGGCGCGTGCTGCTGATCGTCAACGAGGCCGGCGAGGAGAGCCAGGTGCATGTGGATCCCGAGGCACCGCAGGCGCACCAGGTGGTGCCGGATCCGACCGCGCAGCCGCAGCCGGTGAGCCCGCAGGGCCAGGCGGATCCCGACCAGGCCAAAGAGGACGCGGTCATTACGATCTGGAACCCGAACGTCGGCCGTTTCGCGGTCGTCGCGGACGTCGGGCCCAGCTACATGACCCGCCGGCAGGAGGCATTCAACGCCTTCTCGCAATTGATGGCCAGCAACGGCGCGGCGTTCCAGGTGCTCGGTGATTTCTGGGCCAAGAACGCCGATTTCCCGGGCGCCGACGAGCTCGCGGAGCGGCTCAAGCAGGGGCTGCCGGCGCAATACAAGGGCCAGGATCCGCAGGTGATGCAGCTGCAGCAGGCGCTGCAGCAGACCCAGGCGCACGCCCAGCAGGTGCTCGGCCAGGCCGACGCCGAGGTGGCCGCGCTGAAGGCGCAGGTGGCCGCGCTGCAGGAAGACCTGAAGGACAAGACCTACGATAGTGAAACGAAACGGCTCGACACCGTCGGCAAGATCGACCCCGACAGCCTCAAGCTGATCGTGCGCGAGCTCGTCAGCCAGATGATCGGCATGCCGGCGCTGCCGGTCATGGGCGCGCATGCCGCGGCCGAGGCGGCGATGACCCCGCCCGGGCCGGCGCCTGACAGCCAGGGTGGCGGCCAGGTGAACGGCCAGGGTGGCGGCCAGGCGCTGCAATGAGCGCCAGCCTGTTCGGCTGGCTGCTGGCCCCGGTGCTGACCGCAATCCAGCAACTACAAACGGAGATCCAACAGATGTCTGATTCACTCGCCGCGGAAATCGCCAATTTGCAGGCCCAGGTGCAGTCGATGACCAGCGCCGACCAGAGCGCGGTGACGCTCATCCAGGGGCTCGGCCAGCAGCTGCAGGCGGCGCTGGCGCAGTCGCAGAACGCCGGCGCCACGCCTGACCAGCTGTCGGCAATCCAGGGTGTGGTGCAGGCGATGCAGCAGCAATCGCAGGCGCTGGCGGCAGCGGTCACCGCCAACACCCCGGCCGCGACAAGTGACGGCTCCGGTTCGCCGCCCGCGACAAGCCCCGGCGCCCCGGCCGGCGCCACCTCACCGCCCGCCGGCACGACCACGTCGTGATTCTCGACGTCATCCTGGTGCTACTGCTGCTCGGCGCGATCGGCGGGTTTGGCTACGGCTGGCGCGGCGGCGGCCTGCCGCCGGCCTCGCCGCTCGGCATCCTGCTGGTGGTGGTGATCATCCTGCTGCTGGCCGGCCTGGTGGTGCCGCATGTGTGGGCGCCGTACGGCCCGGTGCGGCCATAGCGAGGGGCCATGTCCTGGTCGCGTGACAATCCGCTCAACCTGCCCGGCGCCGCCGGCGGGCCCGGGCGCTATGACGACCCGCGCAACATGCTGGCCGGGCGCGGCATGTTTGCCCTGCCGGACCGGCCCATGGGCGGCATCACCCCGGGGTCAATGCAGAACTACCTCGACGCCGAGCGGGCCCGCGCGCTGCCGGGGGCGCCGGGGCCGGCAATGCCGGGGCCAGCGCCAGGCGCGGCGCCAGGCGCAACCCCCGGCGCGGCGCCAGGCGCGGAATCACGCATCGCCACCCGGGTGCCGTATGCCAAGGGCTCGGGCGATATCGGCCACCGCGACGCCTCGCTGCGGGTCGGGATGGACGCTATCGCCGGCAAGCCCGGGCTGCTGCGCAAGCACGCCGACCTGGTGCGCAGCTACCCCGGGATCCGGCTCGCGCCCGGCATGTCGGACGCCGACGTGCTCGAGGCGACCAAGCAGCATATGGTCGACAACCTGCTCTGGCTGCATGACAACATGCCCCAGGCGCAGCGCGACCGGGCGAAGCAGTGGTACGACGGGGCCAATGCCATCGCGCAGCGCTGGGCGCAGGATTACGGGCTGCAGCCGCACCAGGCCGCGGGCGTGCTGGCGGCGCTCTCGCCGCAGAAAGACTGGTATCAAAACGTGTCCCTCGCGCAGCGGCTGCTCGACATCCGCCGCGACCAGCAGAACAGCAAATTGACGCCGGAGATGGAGAAGTACGCCCGGGGCTACATCGACGAGCTCAGCAAGAAGGGCGACCAGGACAACGCCAGCTACCTGCAGTCGCAGCTGGAACAGTTCAGGCGGGTGCCGTTCAGGGCGATCAATGACCCCACCAGCCGCGCAGTCTGGGCCCGGTGGTATGACGAGGCGCACAACCCGCGCGACTACCTCGAGGTCACGCCGGAGGGCGATTTCGGGGATACCGTCAAGACCGACAAGGGCCAGGCGCAGAAGGTCGGCTGGGGCTCGTTCAAGGAGATTTCCAAGGCGCTGCAGGCGGCCGACACGCACGACCTGGCGGGCATCAGCGACCTGATGGGCCAGCAGCACAAGGTGCGCAACTTCTATAACAACATCATCGCCCCGAATGACGACAGCGGTGACGTCACGATCGACACCCACGCGATTGCGGCGGCGCATATGCGGCCCCTGGCCGGCAAGGATCCCGAGGTGGGCGCCGGCCTCGGCACCGGCGGCGGGGGCGCCAAGGACGCCGCCACGGGCAGCAAGGGGTTGTATCCGCTCTATGCCGACGCCTACCGCGAGGCCGCCAGGCAGCGCGGGATCCTGCCGCGGGAAATGCAGTCAATCACCTGGGAAGGCGTGCGCGGGCTCTTCTCGCCGGAGCAAAAACGTAGTAAACCGTTTAAGGACTGGATCAATTACATATGGCAGGATTACCAACATGGCCACATCGACGCACACCAGGCACGAGCCCTCGTCAGCAGCCTTGCGGGCGGAATTAGAAAGCCTAGCTGGGACCGATCCGGTGCTGGCGACGATGCTGAGGGAGAACCTGCCGCTGACGAGGACTAGCTATCTCAACTTGGCGTACGGTCCGCATCACCCTGAGCTCGACGCCGAGACCGAGGGCGAGCTCCCCAACCCGTTCCGCCTGCCGGAATACCGCGACTAGGGGCAACCGGCGCCATGCCGGCGTGTCCTCGGCGGCGGCATGGCGAATGGTGCTCCTGGTCAACAACAGCACCGTAACCGAGGAAGCAATGCCAAGTAAAAGTAAAGAACAGGCCAAGACAATGGCGGCTGCGGCCGCGGATCCGAAGTTCGCCAAGCAGGCCGGCATCCCGCCCGCGGTGGCGAAGGAGTTTGTCGAGGCCGACCGGAAGCGCGGCACCAAAGGGCTGCCGGAGCGCAAGGGCCGGGGCTGATGTCCGGCACCGAGACGCCCGGCCAGGCGCCGGCCGAGGCCTACCGGCCGAGCGAGACACTCGCCGCCGAGCCCGACGACGCGCAGGAGCAGGCCCAGGCGCCGGCCGGTGAGGCGCCGGGCGAGCCGCCGCCGCCCGAGCCGCCGCCCGGCGAGAGCGCCGATGAGCGCTACAAGCGGGAAAAGCGCTCCTATGACCAGCGTATCGGCTACCTCACCAAACAGCGCTATGCCGAGCGTCAGCGGGCCGAGGAGGCGGCCAGGCGGGCGGCGGAACTGCAGCAGCGCCTGGCGCGCTACGAGCCGCAGCAGGGCCAGGACGGCCAGCAGCCGCTGACCCAGGCCGACGTCGAGCGCCTGATCGAGGAGCGCGCCGAGACCCTCGCCCGGGTGCGGGCGTTTCATTTGGCCGGCTCGAGCGAGTTCCCCGACTGGGACGACCGCCGCCAGCATCTGATGGACCTTGGCGCCGATGCCGGCTTCGCCCAGCTGCTGGTCGATCTGCCCGACGGGGCGCGGGTGGCCGGGCACCTGGCGCGCGATCCGGAGGCGGTCGAGCGGATCGCCGGGCTGCCGACCGAGCGGGAGCGGGCGCTGGCGCTGGGGCGCTATGCGGCCGGCCTGCAGGGGCGCGGCCAGGCGCCGGCGCCGGTCCCGCGCCGGACAGCGCCACCACCCCCGCCGCCGCCGATCACCCCGCCGGCCACGACCCGGCACGGCGAGCCGGATCCCGGCGGCAGCATGGAGGATTACATGCGATGGTCATCCCGCCAGCGCTGGCGGTGACCCTCCGGCCGACTGGAGGCGGCGCTGCTCCTCCTGCGTCGGCGGCACCGGCGCCACCACGCCGGACCCGGCCGACCCCGACTGATACCGACTGACCGACTGGCGGCGGCACCGCCTGCGGCCTGGCGCTTCGGCGCCAGGCTATCCGGCAAGCCCGGAAACCCCGCCTGGCAGCGGCTCTGCCTGCGTCCGAAGACCCCTCGGGTGACGGATCTTTCCAGAAACGAAAGAAGCGCAGGCATGAGCCAGACCCATGGCAAATTCCCTTATCACCCCGACCCTGGTCATTCGTCGGGCGATCGAGTTGTTTCGCAACCAGAACCCCTTCCTGCAGATGATGGACCGGCAGTGGCAGGATGAGTTCGCCAACCCCTCGGTGGCCGGGCAGAAACCCGGCTCGACGATCCAGATACGTTTGCCGAACGACTACGTGATCCGCACCGGGCCGACCGCGGTGCCGCAGTCGACCACCGAGGTGACCACCGGCCTGACGGTCGCCAAGCAGGCCGGCGTCGATATCTCGTTTTCCATGGTGGACCGCACCCTGACGATGCAGGACTATTCGCGCCGCATCATCGAGCCCGCGGTCAACACCATCGTCGGCGCCATCGCATCCGATGTGATGACCGGCGCGGAGGCGATCCCCAACCTTATCCATAACGTTGACGGATCAAACAACACGATCAGCCCGACCCTGACCACCTGGGCGCAGGCCGGGGCGATGCTCGACAAGCTCTCGACCCCGCGTGGGCAGCGCAACGCCATTCTCGACCCGATCACCATGGCGCGCACAGTTGGTTCTTTCAGCGGATTGTTCAACCAGCAATCCAAAGTCGGGGATCAATACGAGACAGCTATGATCAAGAAAGACGTGTTGGGCATGGACTGGGCGCAGGATCCGACCGTGCTGATGCATCACACGCCCGCCTATGGCACGATGCCGACGGTGGCCGGCGCCAACCAGACCGGCTCCTCGATCGCCACCAGCGCGGTCGGCGGGTCCGGCCTGGCGCAGGGCGATATCGTTACATTTGCGGGCGTTTACAGCGTCAACCGCGTCACCAAGGCCTCGACCGGACAACTGGCGCAGTTCGCGCTGACGGCGAACGTCCCGGCCGGGGCGACCGCGCTGCCGATCTATCCCGCGCTGGTGCCGGCCTCGGGCGGCAACCCGGTGGCCTATGAGACCGTGACCGCATCGCCGGCCGCCGGGGCGGCGATCGTCTGCCTGACCAACGCGAATGAGTGGTATCGGAAGAATTTCATCTTTCATCCGCTCGCCGCGACATTGGCTTTGGTGCCAATGGAAATGCCGACGCGCGGCGTCATGGAGGCCTACCGCGAGAGCTACCAGGGTGTGTCCATCCGGCTGATAACGTTTTACGATGGTATCAATGACCAGACCATCACCCGGCTTGACGTGCTCTACGGCTATAAATGGGTGCGGCCCGAATGGGCGGTGGTCGTTGCTGACGCGGCATAATGGAGGCTGACATGGCAGAGTATCCCAAGACCGTCTATCACGACGACGGACGTCATGCGATCGTCACGACGCCGGAGAGCCACAAGCAGCTGGGGCCGGGCTGGACCGACAAATACGACCCCGAGAAGCACGCGCAGGGCCTGCGCAAGGCGGCCGGCGCGGTCGGTGAGACCATCCTGCCCGTCACCCGCACCCGCCCGGAGAGCGTGTAATGGCCAACAAGACCCCCGACACCGAGACCGCCCAGACCGTCCCGGGCGGCATCGACCCGCCGCCCGCGCCGCCGCCGCAGCCCGGCGAGCGGGTGCCCAACCCGGCCCAGCCCTATGCCAGCCTGGCGGTGCCGCAGCCGCAGGACAAGGCGGCGTTCGTCGCCCCGGGCACGGTCGCCTCGGGCTTCCCCAAGACGTTGTATCACCCGGTGCATGGCGGCATTGAGCTCGCGGACCCGGCCGAGGAGGCCTCGCTGGTGCCGCGCACCGACTGGTTCAACACGCCGGAGGAGGCGGACGCGCACCGCACCTACACCGAGGCGCAACTGGCGGCGCACAAGACGCTGACTGCCAAGCTGCAGGCGCTGGAGGAGGCCGGCAAGGGGGTGGTGCATAACTCGGTGCAGGCGCACCAGAACCTGCTCGCCGGGCGCGCCGAGCCGCTGTAATGGCGATTGTCACGGCAGGCGACCTGGTGAGCGCCTGCCTGCGCACCGCCGGCATCCTCGGGGTCGGCCAGACGGCGCAGGCCGAGGACGCCAACACCGGGCTCGATCTGCTCAACGAGGTGATTGCCGGCTGGATGCGCGAGCGGCTGCTGTCCTGGCGCCTGGTCGAGGTGGTGGCGACCTCGACCGGCGCGCAGAGCTATCCGCTGACCGACCGCCCGGTGCGGCTGGCCTCGGCGTTCGCCCGGCTGCTGAGCGGCTATGCGACGAGCGGGGGCATCGTCACCGCGGGGCCGGTCGACTACCCGCTGCAGATCATGACAGGGCGGGAACAATATAACGAGATCATGGTGAAATCGCTGGGTACCTTCCCGGCCGCGGTGTTCCTCGACACGCTCTGGCCGGGCCCGGCCCAGGTCTATGTCTGGCCGGTGCCCCCGGCGGCCCAGTTCGAGCTGCACCTGGCCTATCCGCAGCAGCTGAGCCGTTACGCCGGCCTCACGACCCCGCTCGGCCTGCCGCCGGAATACCAGGAGCCGCTGCGGTATGCGCTGGCGCTCAAGCTGGCCATGGATTACGGCATCGAACCAAATACCGCGCATGTCAACCGCCTGCGCGGCAGCCTCGCCCGGCTGCGCGCGGCCAACATCCAACTGGCTGACCTCGAGATGCCCGCCGCGCTGGTGCGGGGCGCGCAGGGTGGCGGCGGGATCTCCGGCCTGGTCGGCCCGGCGCAGAGCGTGATCGTGCTCGGCCAGACGGTGCTGGGGTAGCGCATGCCGTATCCGTGGCAATCCGGTGAGACGCTCACCGCACCCGACCTCAACGCCGCCATTGCCGACGCCACCGGCGCGGCCGGCAGCACGGGGCCGACCGGCCCGGCGGGGCCTGCCGGGGCGACCGGGGCCACCGGGCCCGCTGGTCCCACCGGGGCGAGCGGAGCGCCCGGCGCGACGGGGCCGCAGGGGCCGGCCAACGGCCCGACCGGGGCCACCGGGGCGACCGGCCCGGCGGGCGCCACCGGGGCGACAGGGCCGGCCGGGGCGGCCGGCGCGACCGGGGCCACGGGAGCGGCCGGCGCGACCGGCCCGGCGGGCCCGACCGGCGGCACGCCGACGGTGCCGGTGCAGGTGCAGACGGCGTCGGCCCGCGGCGCCTCGTCGAGCGCGACCGCCATCACGGTCACGTTCGCCGCGCCGACGACCATCGGCAATACCGTGCTGTTCCTCGCCGTCGGTTACGGTTCGGGGTTCGGCAGCGGCGTGGCACAGGGCGCCATGTCGATGACCAATGCGGTCCTGCTCTACCGTGACGCCGGCAATCTGCAGAACTACCAGCAACTGGCGGTGTTCGCCGCGCTCGTCACCAGCCCGGCGAGCGCCTACACGCTCACCATCACCAACCCGAGCGGCTATGACAGCGTGCTCGCGGTCGAGCTCTCCGGCGTCAAGCAGATCGTTGTTTCCGGCGGATCCCCGCTCGTGTCCGGCAGCCAGGTCACCCTGCCGCTTTACCTGCCCAGCGGGGGGCTGACCTATCTCGCGTTCGAGTTCGACAACGACGTCGGCGCGCAGAGCGCGTTCACTGCCGGCCTGACCCCGCTCGCCGGCTATACGACCGGCGGGCACGCCGGGGTGTTCGCCGCCGTCGCGTCCTCGGCCAACGGCACCCTGCAGGGGTTCACGGTGACGACCGCGCCGCAGTATCCGGTCCACCTGCTGGTCACCGCGCTCGGCAACTGACGTTGATACTCGACACCCCCAGCCGCAGCCTGCAGATCGCCCTCGGTGAGGCGCAGGCGAGCACGCCGTGCGATGTTACCGCCTGCTATGCGGCGCAGACCAATGCGGGAGGGTTTCTGACCAGCCTGGCGCACGCGCACAGCACCGGCACCGCGGCCATTACGATCGTGCCGGCGCCGGCCCCCGGCACGCAGTACCTCGTCAACGAGTGCCGGCTGCACAACAACGACAGCGTGCAGCACACCGTTTCGCTGCTGTTGCTCGATGGCGCCGCCAGTTTCGTGGTTTATTCCGGCTCCGTCGCGGCGGGCGGCGACTGGGTCTACACGCCGGGCGCCGGGACCGGTGGCAGCGTCAGTGGTGGCGGCGGGGCGGGCGAGTGGACCGCCGGCCCGGTGGCCAGCCTCGGTGCCGGCCTGGCGCTGGCCGGCGGCATCCTTTCCGCGCCGGATGCGTCCCTGACGTCGGCGGCCTGGCTGCTGACGCGCACGATGGTTTGGTTCAGCCATGATTCTTGACACCCCCAGCCGCAGCCTGCAGATCGTGCTGGGCGAGGCGCAGGCAACGACGCCGTGCGACATCGTGGTCTGTTATGCCTCGTCATCATCTTCGCTGTTCACGCCCGCACTCGCGCATACCGCCTCCAACGGCACCACGGCGGTGACCGCGCTCGCCGCACCGGCGGCGGGCCTGGTCTACCAGGTGCGCGAGGTGCGGCTGTATAATAACGACACCGTAACACACACCGTCACCCTGCGCCTGCTGGACGGGGCGACCACGCGGGTGGTCTACGCCGGCCCGGTCGCGGCCGGGGCCGACTGGGTCTACACGCCGGGCGCCGGCATCGCCGGGGGCGCGCAGGCATGGAACGCCGGCGTGGTGCTGGGCCTCGGCGCCAACCTCGTCCTGAACAGCGGCACCCTGTCATCGCCCACACAGGCGCAGGAATGGACCGCCGGCGCGGTCGCGACCTTGGGCAGCAACCTGACGTTGGCCAGCGGCACGCTCGCCGCCACGGTGCCCGCCGCCGGGACCGCCACGCCGGTGATGAACGGCACCGGAACCGCCGGCGCGGCGACCACCTACGCGCGGAGCGATCACCAGCACCCCGGCGATACTGTCGCCTATGGCCCGCTGTTCGGCACTGGCGCCGATGGCAACGTCACGATATCCAGCGGCACCACGACCCTGACGCGGGATACCCATTACGCCAACCTCACGATCAGCGGGGGCACGCTGTCAACCGCCGGGTTCCGTCTTTTCGTCAGCGGCACACTCGATATTTCCGGCGCGCCGGCAGGGGCGATCGTGCGCAGCGTGGCAACGACGGCCAATGCGTCCGGCGCGACCGGCAGCACGGTCGCGGCCATCACGGCTTCCTATGGGTTGGGCCAGGGTGGCCCGACGATCGCGAGCACCGCCAGCAGCGGCAACACCACGACGGGGGGCACCCCGAGTGCCGCCAATGCCGCGCCGGGGTTCGCGATTGGTGGGGATGGCGCGAACGGGGCAGCGGGCGGGCAGAGCGCAAACACGCCCCATGCCGGCGCGACGGGTGCGAGCAATACAGCGGCGGCGCGCATCCCACCGGTAACGCCGACCACGAGCCTGCTTCTGGCCGAAACGGCCAGCGGCGCGTCAGGCGCCTTTGTCTATCCGCTTGGCGGCGGCGCTGCCGGCGGCAATGGCTCGGCGGGCGGTGGCGACGGCACCAATGCCGGCGGCGGCGGCGGCGGCG